TTACCAACTCAAGAACAAAGGACTTCAAACGCAGTTCGGTGATAACTCATCGAGTGTATCGCGTTCAGAGGTTGCATTCGGCATGGAACACTATGCTCAGAAGGCATCATTCTTTGAAATGCGATTGATTAAGTACCTGGTTAAGAACAAAGATTTGTATCCTGTGTTCACGAGTCATGAGAATCGAGATACGGATTTAAGACCTCAAATCGATTGCCTAATGTGTACAGGGAATTGCTTCATGAATGGAGTGTGGTCGTGTGGCTATCCAACTGATAACGGTTATAACAATTCTATCTTGGTATTATGAGGCAGAATGTGTTGATATTACTTGCATCTTTTTGGGCAGTGCTTTCACCGGTGATGCCAATGATTTACTTGGCAATGTTAGCCATCTTCATTGATACTTGCTTCGGCATTTGGCGATCAGTAAAAAAGGGAGGATGGAAAGCATTCCAATCTCGCAGATTATCCGATACAATTTCAAAGTCACTTCTATATGGTGGTGCAATTATGTTCACCTTCCTCATTGAGAAGTATATCGCAGGGGATATCATTGCTCAGTTCATATCTATTGAGCTAATCATGACCAAAGTATTCGCATTCTTTTGTGTGATGGTGGAAATCAAATCAATCAACGAATCATATGAGAGTGTGACCGGCAAGAATGTACTCGCAGCTCTTCGCAAATTTATCACCAGGACAAAAACCAATTTGGATGAATTTAAGTAAACACGTTACACTCGCAGAATTCGAAGCATCGGGTACCGCAACCAACCATTCAATCCTTAACAAGATGAATGAGTTCGAAATTGAACGTGCCAAGCTATTATGTGAGAAGGTATTCGAGCCACTGAGAGCTTATATGGGAGAGCCAATCCGAATCAATAGTGGATTCAGAAGCATTGCAACGAATCGTGCTTGTGGGGGAAGTCGTACCTCGCAACATTGTCTTGGCGAAGCGATGGACCTACACATCGGCAGCAAAGGATTTTTTTATATCAAGGATAATCTTATCTTTGACCAATTGATTTGGGAATTTGGAACGGATAAAGAGCCATCGTGGGTACACGTTTCATACAGTAAAGCAAGAAATCGCAAACAAGTCCTTAAAGCAATCAAGCAAAATGGGAAAACTAAGTACGTTAATTTTTAGCATCCTCCTGGTATCGTGTTCAGCTGAGCATCATCTCAACAAAGCAATCAAAAAAGGATACAAATGTGAGGAGGTATCAGATACCATCCGCATCACTTCAATTGATTCATTTCCGGTGATCGTCAACGATACTATCGTTTGGCAGAAGTATATCACTCAAAAGGATACCGTTGTACTTTGGAAAACTCAGTATATTCCCAAGACAAAATGGGAGAAAAAAATCGAGTTTAAATTGAAAAGAGATACTATCCGCCAAGTACAAAGGGTGGAAGTTGCCAAATATAAAAGCGAGAGGAAATCAAAAGCAAATATTTGGTTGTTTGTCATAGGATTTGGACTCGGATTATTCACAAAATACCTTTTCCAATATGCTAAAAAAGCACTCTAAAAACATTCATGAGCTTCATCTTGATGGAGAAACCGCACAACTTGCAATGATGTCCGACCTCCATTGGGATAATCCGAAATGTGATTGGGATCTATTGAAACGTGATTTTGATTACTGCCTTGAAAATGATATTAAGGTCATGGTGAATGGTGATTTCTTTTGCTTGATGCAAGGTAAGGGTGATAAGCGAGGAAACAAGTCCGATATCAGACCGGAACACAACAACGCAAAGTACCTGGACTCAATCGTTGAAACCGCAGTTGAATGGTTTTCACCATATGCACATATTCTCACAGTGATTGGATACGGGAATCATGAAACTGCGATAATCAAATACCAGGAAACGGATATCCTTCAGCGATTTGTTGACCTACTTAATTACAAGAATGGCAGCAATGTGATGACCGGAGGATATGGTGGATGGATTATCCTTCATCAAAAATACAATACAAGCTCATGGACCACAACCAAATTGAAATACTTCCATGGCTCAGGTGGTGGAGGAATTGTGACCAAGGGAGCAATCAACTTGACCAGGGCATTGGAAATGTATGAGGATTTTGATATCTTCTCAATGGGCCACATCCATGAGAATGCTTGTCGTAATGATGTGAGAGATACAGTCACTCATTCACCAAAGCATGGATATGTTAATCACCACAAAAACATTCACCTCATGCTCACCGGAACTTACAAAGAGGAATATGGTGATGGCTCAAAAGGATGGCATGTTGAACGTGGAGCTCCCATCAAACCAACCGGAGGAAGGATACTCAAGATAAATGCCAAAGAAATAAAGAGAGAAGGCATCAGAAAAATGCATAAAAGTATAGATAGTATCAAATTTCCTTTGTAAATTAGCAACTCATTAGCGTGTGTAATTGGGGGTATCGGAAACGGTACCTCTTTTTTTTTAGCACCTATCACAGTTGTACAAATAATTGTGTCGCATATTTAGCAGATATTTGCGACATTCTTGTCCCCAATTTGTCAAGTTTATGTGACAAAAAACTGGACAAACATTTGACACTATTTTGATTTAGTGGATGAAATTTGTGGAAAAATTCATGCAGTAAAATCAAGCATTCACGATTTATTTTGTTGAAAACTGAAAAAAAAGTTAAAAAAGTTTTGCAGTTATGAAACATTTAATATCTTTGTGGAGTAAACAATTAAAAACAACGCTATGAAAAAACAAGAAATGATTGATTTTATTATCCAAGAGGAGAAAAGATTATGGGATGCAGTTCAACGATCAATGGACCTTTTGGGAATTGATGATGAGGTGACTCAATCCGCAGTTACACGATGGGCAGTTATGAATGACTTAAAAACAAAACTACAAATCAAATGAAAGCACTAAACGAAACACAAAAGGACTTTATTGGTGGTGCAATTGCATTCACATTATTTTGGACTGTGATGCTTTATTTTACCGCAACGCAACCAAACTATGCAAGTTCACCAAAAGCTCCGCAAATCGAAGCTAAACACGTTCAATCCCCCGTATTAGAGAAGTATGGGGAACTAATTACTAAAAACTCAATAAAATGAATTGGTTAAAAGAAATAAAAAGAATTGATTTGGACTTCATGGAAGTTGACCATTGTTCAATGGTTGGATATTATCAAATTGGAAATGTATATTTTAAAGTCAATATTGACTATTGGAAAAACAACTATGATTTTGAAACTTCTCGATATGATATTGACATCAATATGGTGGATGGAGTGTGGTGGACTGATGAAGAGCCAACCGATAAAGTCATGGAGTTCGGTCCAGGATACAAGGAATGGATGCTTTCCATGATTGAATGCCTAATGGATGAGAGAGATTTCCTTGATGAATATACTTGGGGTAATGATAACGATGATATTGATTGGGAAGAGTATGGTATTTAAACTACAAAGGATGATAAAGTTCTGGGCAACGAAGTCATCACCGGAAACAATTAGAGGTACATTCAATGAGGAATTGTACAGGAGAATATGTGAAATTAAATTTAATCAGACGTTATGAGCTACAAAAGAAAAGAAAACTATGAAGCATCAATGCTTGGAATTGCGTTGAGCTTCGGTATCGCAGGAGTGTTAATCATTATTAAATTAGTGTCATTATGTATAAGCTAAGTTACTATTCGGGAAGTTCAGTCATTCAGTCCTGGACCTTTCCATCCAAAGCATTGTGCTATTGGAAAAAATCGGAGCTATTGAATCAAGGATTGTGTACAGTTGGAAAGTTTAAAGTTGAGCCATGTTGAGGGTGGGATCCGACTTCAGTGGTGTAGGTGCATTCAACCAATCATTGATGCGATTAGGAGTGGAATTTGAAGAGGTATTCGCTTGTGACATGGATAAGTACGCAAGAGATACATTCATCCACAACTATGGAGAGCCGAAATATTATCCAACCAATGTTTATGACCGAGAGATTCCGACTGAGTCACTTGACATCTACATGACTTCTCCACCATGCCAAGCATTCTCACTTGCCGGAAAGCGACTTGGTAAGGATGATAAACGAGGCGTATTGTTTTTCAACTCACACGAATTCATTCAGGTAAACAAACCTCGATTTTTTATATTCGAAAACGTCAAAGGACTGCTTTCAGATGATGGAGGTAAAACATTCCAGGAATGGGTGAATATGTTAGGAGGAAAATCAGTCAATGGATTGCCGGTATTGTTCACTCATGATGATGCAGTTCCATATCACTTGTATTGGAAAGTTCTAAACGCAAAGCATCATGGCGTTCCACAAAATCGAGAGAGAGTATTCTTGATTGGAATCAGAGATGATGTTGACAATAACTTTCAATATCCAAAAGAAGAGTATTTGAGTAAACGATTAAAAGATGTGCTTGAGAATGATGTGGATGATAAGTATTTTTTAAGTGAGGAAAGAATAAATTATTTAATTAGACACGATGCAAATAAAAACATTTTAATTGATGACATTCCAAATGAATCAAAAACTTGCATTGCTGGATATTATAAAGCACCAAGAGATTGTCAATATCTTAAAATAAAATCAGGAACTGCAAAAGGATATGATGAAGCATCCGAAGGTGATTCAATAAACTTTGGATTCCCAACATCAGACACAAGACGAGGAAGAGTAGGTAAAGGAGTAGCACAAACATTAGATACATCTTGCAATCAAGGTACAATGGATGGATACAGGATCCGCAGATTAACTCCAAGAGAATGCTTTCGACTAATGGACTTCCCTGATACATTTACTTGGAAGGTAAGCGACTCTCAAGCATACAAACAAGCAGGAAACTCAATCGTTGTCAATGTACTTTACAAAATATTAAAACAACTACCGTTATGAAACTATCAACCAAACTAATCGCAATTGTTGGAATCCTTCCGGTACTTGGTGACTTCATTGAGGATATGAATGATGATAAGATATTCACCAAAGCAATCAAGATGAGAGCCAATCATCTCTTGGATGAGATACGCAAATCAGATAAAAAATTCCTTGATGATGCAGGAATTGAAATATGGAATCAGCAAATGGATATACAAATGGCCTTCAGACAATGGCTAAAACAAGCAGAAGATGAAAGTAACAAATAAAATAACAATAACAAATGAGAATAATATGGAGTTGATGGCTCGTTATCCTGATAATTATTTTGATTTGGCGATTGTTGATCCACCATATGGGATAGGATATGATGGTTCAAGAAAATCCACAAGCAAACACGGAGGCAGAAAAGAATATAAATTTAAAGGTTGGGATAATGAAATACCAAATAAAGAATATTTTAATGAATTGTTTAGAGTTTCAAAAAACCAAGTTATATGGGGAGCTAATTATTTTACTAAATATTTGCCAGCTTCAATGGGTTGGATTTTTTGGGATAAAGGTCAAAGAATTTGCAACTCAGATGGCGAGCTTGCTTTTACTTCTTTTCAACAAGCATTAAGAGTTGCAGAATATAACAGATGTGAAATACAAAAAATAGGAGGGGCAATACACCCTACACAAAAACCTCAGCAACTTTACAAATGGATTCTTGACAAGTACGCAAAGCAAGGAGATAAAATACTTGACACACATTTAGGAAGCGGAAGTATTGCAATAGCTTGTCACGACTACGACTTCGAATTAACCGCATGTGAACTTGATGCTGAGTATTATGAAAAGGCAATTCAAAGAATTAAAAATCACACATCACAACAAAAACTATTCTAATGAACAAAAACGATAAAATAAAAGCAATTAAACACATCATCCAACGAGATGCATTGGATGTAACAAGTCGACACCAGGTATTGACAATGAGGAGAAGATATCTCATGGCCGAATTGAGAGCATTGAATCTCCCATTTCATTCCATTGGTGAGTATTTCAATCGAGGCCATGCAACAGTGATGCACAATATCAAACAACATTATTGGTCCGTTGAGAGTGGTGATCTATATTACATCACAGTCATCCAGGATGATATTGATGAGCTTCAGGGGAGTGCTCATGTAAAGAAATTACGATTTTTAAAAGATGATATCCTAAAATGTAGGTCATACAATCAGCTCAAATCAATCAAGAGGAGAGTGTTGAGAGGTGAATATGAGGAGCTCATGAGTAGTGAGGCGTGACGATATGACAATGCTCTTATATACCTACTCTATACAACAAGTCATTTTTTAGGAATTGGCATCGAGTTTTTTTATCGTCACATCGTCACGCTTTTGCTCAAAGTCAATACCACATTAGCATATAGGCGTGACAATAACATTTCAACATCGTCACGAATTGACATTTTTTTACCTATCTTTGTCACAAATAACACACACGCAAATGAAAGTATCAGTATTTAAGAATCTTTTTAGCTCAAAAGATACACCGTATGAGCTCACAATTCATGACATATACCAACGCATCAAGGTTGGGAATGCTGAATTGATTTCCAAAATAACAAAAATAAGATCACTTGATAAAAGTGATGATGAGCATGACCGATTGAAGTCATCTCTCAATGCAATTATGTTCAATGGGATATTCTCTGAAAGGAATGACAATTCATTGGTTGAGCATTCCGGATTATGTGTATTGGACTTTGACCAATATCCTTCCAAAGTAAAAATGAATGAGGAGAGAGCTCGTTTAATTGATGATAAGCATGTCATGATGGTATTCACCTCTCCAGGTGGAAATGGATTGAAGGCGGTCATCAGTATTCCCAAATCAGATAAGCTCGAACACAAGAGAAGATTCACCGCATTTGGGAAATACTTCCAATCGGATTATTTTGATGTAAAAAATTCCAATGTATCTCGTGTTTGTTTTGAGAGTTACGATCCGAAAATATACTTCAATGAGTTTTGTCAAGTATGGGAGGGAATTGAAACCGATGAGGGATATAATTATACTGAACGTACTCCAACATGCGTATTGAATGATGAGGATAAGATTATTTCATTGATTGAAAGGTTTGATCATGGATGTAAATTCGAGGAAGGCAGTCGCAATCACTTTGTTTTCAAGTTGGCTTGTGTGATGTGTGAATATGGCATTGATAAGTCAACAACTGAACAATACATATGGACCAAATATTGTCAAGGCACCAGCTTCAATCATGGTGAGATGGTAACATCAATCAATTCAGCTTACAAAAAAGCGACATTCTCAACAAAATACTTTGAAGATAAGGATACCTTCCACAAGGTCAAACAAAAACTCAAGTCCGGAATCACAAAGGATGATATCAAGAAACAGTTGGGAGTTGCTGATGACATTATCGATGATATCAAGGAAGAGATTGCATCCGGTGATGATGTATTTTGGATGGTTGACTCAAAAAAAGGAATCCAAATTGAGCCAATTAAGTATAGTGAGTTCCTGGTAAAGAGTGGATTCAACAAATACTATCCGGAGAATGCTGAAAGGCCTACATTTGTAAGGGTGAAGGAGAATAAAGTTCGATTGAGTTCAACTGAGCAAATAAAAGATTATGTTTTGAACTACCTTCTCGATAAGAATGAGGTCAATGTATGGAATTACTGCTCACGTTCACCATATCTCTTCAATGAGAATCACCTGAACATGATTGACTCGATTGATATCTTCATGCTCCAGGATACAAAGGACTCATCATTCATCCCATTCAAGAATGGAGTGGTGAAAGTATCCAAGAATGATGTGAAGGTCATGAGTTATATCGATGTGGATGGATACATTTGGGAGAATCAAATCATTCAACGTGATTTCACACCAATCAAGGACTCAACAAATGACTTTGAGGATTTCGTTAAAAAGGTATCGGCCAATGATGATGTGAGAATCATGTCACTTGAAACCACTCTTGGATATCTCATCCATTCCTTCAAAGATAAAACGGATCAAAAGGCAATCATATTCAATGACCAAGAGATTGATGACAATCCAAATGGAGGAAGTGGGAAGTCGTTGATGTTGGCAGCTCTCGGATACTTCCGAAGAGTCGTGAAGATTGATGGAAAGGCATTCAATCCTGGCAAGAGTGATTTCGTTTATCAGCGAGTAAATTTGGATTCTCAGATTCTTGCATTTGATGATGTGAAACGAAACTTTGATTTTGAGCAGTTATTCTCAATCATCTCGGAAGGAATCACAGTCAATCGAAAAAATAAGGATGAGATATTTATCCCATTCGAGAGATCACCGAAGATTGTCATCACAACCAACTATGTGATCAGTGGTGCAGGAAGCTCTCATGACCGGAGAAGGCATGAGCTTGAATTTTTTCAATACTTCCATTCAAGGCGATCACCATTGGATGAGTACGGAAGATTGCTCTTTGACTCATGGGGGGATGATGATTGGATTCGCTTTGACAATTACATGATTAAGAATCTTCAATTGTTCCTTTCCAATGGATTGACCAAATCAATCTCAATCAATGCCGATGCGAAGCGATTCATTCAATCTACATCAAAAGATTTCTATGATTGGACTGAGGAAGGCAATCTTGCACTCAACATCTTCCATTACAATAGTGCAGTCATGCAACAGTTCACATCCGAATTCAATGGATACAAAGAATTGGAATCAAGGAAGTTCCTCAAGTGGGTAGCTGAGTACGCCAATGTGAAAGGATTAATCATGAGCAAAGGAAGGAATCACAATGGAAGATACTTTGAATTGAGTATTCCTGGAGTTCAGGTTGAAAAAGAAAAGGATGATATTTGGGATGAGTTAAACGATAAAGCAAAGGAGATATGATATATAGACCAACTAAAAAGAAATTAAAAGCCGGTGAAGAACTTGGTGCAATGGCTTCAATATGTAGATACACTGTTGAATCATGGTGCAAAATGTACAAATGCACACCTGAGGAAGCGATTAAACTATATATTGAAACACAAGAAAATTACATTGATATTTATATGAACTATGGATATGCAATGACTGAATTTAAAGTTAAAAATTTTGATTATGAATACAGATGTAGAGCAACATTTAAAAAAATAACGAAATGACAAAACAAAACAAAGAACGAATGAAGGAACTTGAGAGAGCTCTCACAAGAGCAAAGTATCCGAATCTCCCATATGTTGATTCATTCCTCACCAATTGGCAGGATAACTCAGCGAATGCACTCACCAAATCCATATGTGGATTCCTTCAGATGAGTGGATGCCAAGCTGAGAGAATCAACACGATGGGAGTGTATCGCAAGAAATACCGTACCGATGGAGTGGCAATGGGTGGACAATGGACCAAAGGAACGGGAACACCCGGCTCAGCGGATATCTCGGCAACAATCAGAGGGCGATCAGTCAAGATTGAGGTGAAGTATGGGAAGGATAGGCAATCCGAAGTGCAAAAAGTATATCAACAAATGATTGAAGATGCTGGAGGAGTGTACTATATCTCAAGAACTTTTGATGATTTCATCGAATTTTATGATAATTTTATTGCCAATCTAAAATAGTTTATTATCTTTATTGAAAATTAACACGCTAAATAATGGAAAAACAAGAGAAAACAGTCGCAACACTGTACAAAAAGTTGCACACTGCTAAGCAGCAAATCGGAAAGGTTGCAAAGAATGCAACGAATCCACATTTCAAAAAATCGTATGCCGATATTAATGCACTGCTCACCGCAGTCGAGCCAATTCTATTGGAGAATGGATTGATATTGCTTCAGCCAATCATTGGCAACGATGTAGTGACTCGTATCATTGACATCGATTCAGGTGAAATGGTTGAATCATTCATGACTTTGCCGATTATTACTGATCCACAAAAGGTACTTAGTGCGGTTACCTACTTCAGACGTGGGACATTGCAATCACTTCTCTCCCTTCAGGCAGTTGATGATGATGGAAAGGCAGCATCTATTGCAGTCAATCCGGTTAAACCTGCTCTTGACAATGCAAGATTTGAATCCGCAGTGGCATCGATTAGTGCAGGAAAGTACACAAAGGAGCAATTGATTGAGAAATGGTCATTGACTGAGGTACAACTTAAAGCATTAGAATTATGAAGTGGCATCCATCCCAAATCGGTAAACTCATGACCAATGGAAGAGGCAAAGGTGATATCGGTGCAACTGCAATCAGTTACATAAAGGATGTTGCTAAGGAAAACTTCTACGGATACCGCACTGAATTAAACACAAAGCAAATAATCAAAGGTAAAGAACAAGAGCAGGATTCAATCGACCTGCTCAATACCGTTAGATTTGAAGGATATGTGAAAAACATCATCCGAGTTGAGAATGAGCTGATGACCGGAGAATGCGATATCATCACCAACGATTCAATCATTGATGTGAAAACATCCTGGTCATTAGATACATTCCCAGCATTTAAAGAGGATGCTTACAATGTCCTTTATGAGTGGCAAATGAGAGCTTATATGATTCTTTATGATAAACCATCAAGCGAAGTCATCCATTGCATGGTAACAACATCAAATGAGCTACTTAATGAGTGGGACAATCTTCACATTCACCGAGTTGATCACATCGCACCGGAAAAGAGAATCACCGCACTTCAATTCGAGAGAGATGAGGAAAAGGATGAGTTAATATCTAAACGATTGGAATTGGCTACAAAGTATTATAATGACTATTATCAACAATTGGAAGAGAAATGAGAGAGAAAACAATTGCAATAATCGGATTCATATCCGCAGTTGCATTACTGATGACCATCGGGACATTGTTCGCTGCATGGGTATTCAAAGGAGCATTTTAAACGTAAACAATAAAAACAAATACAATGGAATTACAAGTAACAGGCAAAATCAAGATGATTGAGCCAATCAAACAAATCAGCGACAAGTTCTCAGTGAGAATGTTTGTCCTAACAGTGCCAAATGGAGAGTATCCTCAAGAGGTGATATTCCAATTGGCTCAAGACAAATGCAAACTGCTCGACAACTATTCACCTGGTATCGATATCACAGTGAAATTCAATCTCAGAGGTCGTGAGTACAATGGTAAGTATTACAATACTTTGGATGTATGGAATGTTCAATCAACACCGGTAGTGGATGAGAGCTTTGACGATTCACCTTTCTGATGGGGAAACCATTCGTGACTTCATCGAGAAAGAGGTGAGG